ATCCTGTCTCTTGTGGCCTGAAGTTTAGACAAGGCGCTATAAGCCTCATCTCCAATCGCTGGGCCAGAACCTTTTCCGATCTTGTCGATTGACCTTAGCAAGTCAGACTTTTTAAACGTCATCCCACTTCTTGAAAGAGCGTCATCAGCTTGCTCTGAAAGGTTTGAAAGGTATTCTTTTTGAGCAGCCAGAGAACCGGCCAATTCCTTCGCCTTGGCTAGGGGAGTCACAGCGCCAACAAGCTCGTTTTTCTTGGCGTCATACGCCCTATTTATTCCCTCCTCTAAGCCCTTGGCCGTATCGCTTAGTGAGGTTTTATAGTTCTGAGCATCTTTAACTGCCTCGTCTATCGCATCTTTAACAGCTGTGTCTGGCAAAGCCCCTGCGGCATTAATTCTCTCTGGGTTTGCTAAATAGGCTTTGAGATTTTTAGGAGCTACGCCGCCATAGGCGTTTGCAACTACCTCAGGTATTTTGTCCTTAGCATAAGATAAAGCGTCACCAACGCCCTTAAATGCGACACCGGCTGCCCCACCTGTTATAGATCCTCGAACAACTTCAGCCGGAATGTCTGTCCAGTTTTCGGCGTTGCCAGCCCCAAGGATTCCACCCTGCAAAGCACCTTTAGCGGCAACGGTTCCATAGCCAGCACCTTTAGCGGCATTTAGAGCGCTCATTCCAGGGAGAAAAGACGAGGCAATCCCGCCGCCAATCTGACCAGAAAGATAAGCTCCATTCTTGCTTGCCTCAGCGTCTTTAGACCTATAAAGGTCGCGTAGAGAGCTATATTCTTTACCAAAGTCAACAGGACGCCCAAGCCCGAGCAGCTCTTTTCCTTTCAAGTATGACGCCGCCAATCCCGCCGTCATCTCGTCAGCAAATCCAAGCGAAGCACCTTGGGCAGCACCACGGCCAAACGCCGATAAGCTGTCTTGGCTAACACCCTCAGGCTTTGCTTGAACAGGGTCTAACGAAGTAAAAGGCTTGTTTGGATCAAACGGAGGTTTTACTTCTGTAAACGGCTTGTTTGGGTCGAATGGTGGTTTGTCACTCATATTTCCCCGTCTTTACGTTTAGTTTGTAGATATGTCCGTTTTGCATAATCTGAGAAGGCATCTTAGGCTGAGCTGGAGCAGCCGTAGCCTGTCCAGAAGCACGAGAACCAAGGTCAACGCTCACAGTTGGTTTTTGATTGCTCTCAAAACCTTGAGTGTTGAAACCCGCGTTCTTAGCTCCTGCAATCGAGTTTTCTTTCTTATTAGCAATGAGCCATTGAAGTCGGTCAATTTTCTGCTGCGCTCTCTCTGGTCCGTCACCAGACGATGGAAGCATCGCCTTGTATCTGTCTAAGTCAGATTCGGTCAGCTTTCCTCCCTCAAGAATCAAGCCGATGTTTTGAGCAGCAACGTCCCTTGCATCATTGTATTTAGAAGCGTCTGTTCCAGGAAAGAACTGAGCTGCTCCTGAAAAAGTTCCAACTTTGCTTTTCCACTCATCGGCTAGTTTTGTGAGCTGGTCAGATGCCGAATCATAGACGCCAATCTGCTGTGCGGCCTGAGACGGCATTATTTTGCCATCGTCCTCTTTTGCTGGCCTAATGAATGTCCCACCAGCAACTTTTGGAACAATCTTGGTCACAGGCTTTCCGTTTTCGTCAACCGTCTCGACTGTGGTTAGCTCAGGAGCCTTTGGCTCAACCCAAGGCTTAAAATCCTTTGGAAGCGGCCCAGTTTTATCCCAAGCCACAGCCACCTTTTCGCCCTTTGGGCCAGTGCCGTAAATAAGCTCTTGAGCTGTTTGCTTGGGAGCTATGGATTTCTTTAAAAACTGCGTTCTCACGTCGTCGCCTTGGCGCACGTTTACCGGAATGGTGTCGTCTCCACCTTCTGCAGTTGGCTGCATTCCAGACATGACCATTGCGTTGTATTCTTTGGCGCTGCTTATGCCGTTTCTAGCGTCGTTTTGCGCCTCAAGCTCCGCATTGTTTCGCTTGGCCGTCGTGACGTTGGAATAAACGCCAGTGATGCCGTTGGCAATTTGAAGGCCTTCAAGAAGGTAGTCTTTCCAGTCTTTTTGTGGAGTTTGTTGCTTTTGCACCTGTTGAGGCGCGTTCATGTTGACTTGATTAAGAGCCATTAGGCTATCCCCCCGACTTTATCCTGGTGGAGTGAAGTCAAATAGGCGTTTAGAAGCGTGGGAGCATATTGGTTTTGCACCTCAGGCGGTGCCTGGTGAAGCGCAAGGATTGAGTCACGCAGTCTTTGAGAGTTTTCGGAATGAAGCATTTGTGGTTCGGTAGAGTCTAATCGACGCTGCATTGGAGACTCGGCTTGCTTGCCTGGGTCAACGACACCACCAACAAGACCGCCAAGAGCTGCGCCACTTCCAGCGGCTCCAAGGACTGCGGGGGCAGCTGCGCCACCAGAACCAACAACGGCTGCAGCACCTAAAGCGCCAGCAATAGCACCGTATTTCCCTAAGCCTTCGCTACCACTGCTTCCGCCGCTTGTTTGCACTTTAGAGGCTAGTCCAACTTGTTTAAGCATGTTTATTCCTCAATATCTGTTATTCAAATAGCTGAAATCAACTCCACTCATGTCAATTCCACCGGAGTTTGACCTTGGTCTATAAGAACCATTTGGTTGTCTGCCTGAATTGGCTACAGGCTTGCTTATCGCTGGGTTTTGAAGTGACTCGTAAATATCGTTGGCATTTATTCCACCAATCTTATCGATGCCAAGATTTTGCAGAAGGCCAGAAATCTGGTTAGACGAATAACCAGAGTTTTTAAGATTGATAATCGTCGCAAGAACGTTGTTCTTTGTATTCTGCTCGTATTCCTTCGCATCTTGGCCCTTTGTATAATCAAAGGTTTGCTTTTGCATTGTGTCTGCGTCCCCGTATTTTCCAGTGACGCCTGATTCTGCCAGTTTGTTTTGGAATGCTTGTTGTTGAGCCTGTGCTGAAAGTTGCTTATCAATGTTGGCTTGCTGAAATGATTGCGAGCCAAGTCTTTCAGCCGATTGAAACTGCCTAGCCTTCTCAGCTTCACTAGCGCCAAAGTCTTGACCTTGCTGAACCTCTCGAAGCCGACGCAATTCTGCGTTCTGAGCAGCGTCAATCCCCTCGTTGGCTTGAGCAAGCCGATTGGCGCTGTCGTCGTTAGCCATCTGCTCTTGCTTGATAAAAGCCCCGCCAGGAGCGCCAGGCAATGCCGCAGCTCGCCGTTTCAAAGCCTCCTGCGCCGCCATTCTATTGACGTTTTCTTGCTGAAATGCCCGGTTTCTTTGCTTGTCGAATTGATTAGCAACGTCGTTTTGTATCGCTTGCTGCGTCACAGCCATTATCTTCTTCCTTTCAGGTTATAGGTGAAGTTTAATCCGTGGACCTTAAACCTCTGGCCAGCAGCGTTCTGATTCGAGAATTGGAATTGAATGCGCTTGCCTCTGGCTTGGTCTAAAGGAATGGAAACCTCCTCTTGATCGCTACCACCGCCCCAAGATCCACTTCCCCAAGTAATAGAGCCCCAGAGAGTAGAGCCTGGGTCTAATGAAACCTGTTTTAGACTTCCAATCCCGCTATCGGAGTTTGTTCTAAAGCGAAGGTTCATGTAATAAGCCCCGGTCTTTTCGATGAGGAGCTTGACCTTCCTAAAGTCCTTCTCTAGGTTCTCGTGGCCTGGGTTTCCAGAAAACTCTTTTGTCCAGAAATAGCTGTTTATCGCTGTGCCGTCGTCCGAGTAGGTAGACGCTGCCTCTAGGCGATAAATGAAGCCGTTGGCCGACGAGGAGCCGTAGTAGAGATTGCCGTTATAGACACAAAACTGGGCTGCGTTTATGCCCGTAAGCGGCACCCACGAGAACCGTTGCTTTTTGTTTAGATTTCCCATGGAGAAATCAAACAAGAAAACCCGGTTGTTGTTGGTGGCTCCTGAGTCATACGGAACAGAGATATAGGCTTTGTTCTTAAATACAATGGCTGAAATAAGCCCGGCGTATGCCTCTTGAATGTTGAATATATCTGTTTCAATCCTGTCGCTATAAAGGTCGCTCCCTGGCTGCGTGGCGTCAAGATAGGTGCTTTCCGGGTCTACCTGAGCCCCAGAGATTGCGGCAAAACCAGAAAACTTGCTGTTTTGGATCGCTGGCACCATCACTTTGTTATCGAAGAGAAAGCTGCCAAACGGTGACTTAGACCCGTACTGGCCCCTAATCCTGATAACGCGCCAATCCGTTGGCGAGGTTGATGGCATGTCCCAAAGGAACAGCGAATTTTCGCACTGAATCAAAATGCCATTCGCGTAAACTGTGGCTCCTCGGATTAGGTCGAAAGTCGCGTCGCCAATAGGCTGAAAGTTGGTTGAGGCAAACGTGTAGGGCTCAAGAGCGTTCGAATACCACATATAATTAGGATTGGCCGTGTCATTACAGAAAAGGCGTCCTTGGTGGTAGAGAGCGAAGGAATACTTCGGCGGCTCTCCGTTATCCGTTGGCGGAGTTGTCCCAAGCGTAGAATCAAGGGAATTGTCAACGTAGGTCGTGGTCGTGTTGTCGCTAATTGTTGCCAAAAGACCATAGGTGGACGTGGTGCCAGATGCAAAGTTTCTATAGATCTTTCTGGCTGAAACCCCGTGGCTCTGCGGAGCCGTTGGGATGTTTGTAAGAATCAGCTTGGCATTAGTCGCTGAGAAAGTGACCGTAGCGGTCCCCACATCACCCTGAACCGTTTGGCTGTTTACAAAGGTAATCTTATAGCGGTATTCGCCGTTGAGTGTTCCGGCTGAAGTGGTAGCAGATGCCACGGAAACAGCGCCAGTTGCCGGAGGGACGCCGTGGCGAGTGAAGGCTGTGCCGTTGTATTTATAAGGCGTCACATAGCCGTTACCGATAAATAGATGATTCTCAAACTCAGCGCATCCTACCCGGACGCCAGCAGTGAAAACAGATTGAGCACTGGCAATCGTCGTGAAGGTTGACGCTCCAGTGAGAGCCCACCCAGTCCCACCGGCAAAGACAACCATGGTTTCCGTGCCAGTGTAGTCGTGGCGGGTGTAAATCCCATCGACCACAAAGGAACCTACTGCGGTTGTATTGAGCTTAGTGCTTCCAGCTCTAGTCTCGGCTGCCCCGTTAGTAAACACGACGTTGAGGCAGTCCGGGCTCTCGTTGTCCGCTATTTCAGTCCTGATATATTTGCTGTTTTTCCCGCCGTCAAAGGTAGCCCTCCCACGAGCCGGGAAAACAATGTCATATTGGCTAGACATTATAGGGCTCCAATGGAAGAAGTTGGCAGAGGAAACTCGTCCATCACTCCTGTAAACCCGTCTCCCCTTAAGATCTTGGCCTCGTAGCGCTTGGCGTCCGATAGGTTCTTAGACCAAATGGCGCTATAGGAATTGGCAACATCAAAGTTTTTGTCCTTAAGAGCCATGCGCCACAAAACAAAGTTGGCAATATCCGTGTGGTAGCGAGAAGGCACGTCAAGGGTGGAGGTATTCGTCACCGTGTCTGGCTGGTCATAGGTGTAGATATTAAGTGTCAGCGCCGAATCAGGGACCGGGCGGAGATATAGCGTCGTGCCCCATTCCCAGTAATACATTGGTGTGCCCGTCGCCGTCGTATCCTGCTGATTAAGCGTGTAAAGATCGTCGATTTTATCCGATATTTTGAGGAGCTTCGAACCATCATAAGTGATCCTCTTGATGGCTATAGCGCGTGAAGGGCGAATATACTCCTGCTGGCTCGCAACGGTTGTCGTGCTGTAAACCGTCCGAATGCACTTAGCCTCACGAGCTAGTTGCATCTCGGCGTCGTAAATGTAGCTATAGATTTCCGTGTCTGAGAAAAACGAGTCCGACGTAGCGTTATAAGCCTGTCTGACATAGGTATTAATCTCACTAGGCGTCATGGATTACTCCACGTTGTCGGTGTGGTTGATGGATTCGTCCAAGTTGTGGAATTAGCGCCGCTGCTGGTCCATGTCGGAAAGTCCCGGTCTTCAGCATTAGTGGCGTTGTTGGGATATAGATAATAATAACCCGCGCCGTCCCTCAGTGTCTCGGAATACATGTCCGCAGACACGGAAAGAGCGTTTAAAATCGTCATGACGTAGTTCTTCACCACGTCGCTGTCTAGGGCAGTTGATCCAAAGTCAAGACCGTGGAGAACGTACTTCACCATGTCGCTGTCAGGTGTTGCCGTGGAGTCAACTACCTTGGTTGTTTGTGTCCCAAGGTCTGCGTCTTGACCCCAATTGGCCGCGTTCCAAGTGAAAGAGTTCCACTTGGTAGCATTAGACGGGCCAAAGAAGTCCAGGGTGTTTAAGATGGTTATTGATAAATTGGCCATCAAAACACCCCTTTTTAAACTGTGCGAGCTATTAGCCCACGGTGATTCTCACGATTGTGGTAAGCGTATCGTTCGCGGCTTTGTTAATGACCGCCTCAGTGTCACGAGACAAGAGCGTTCCACCTGTGCTGCTAGACAAAAGACCGTATTCAACAATGGCCCCAGTGCCCACGCCGCTGGCGAATGTCGCTGTCACTTGGTAAACCTGATTTGACACATAGCTAACGGTCCCGGTGGTTCGCGTTAGCTCGGTCCCTAGAGCGGTGTTTGCCGCTGCCTCGGCTGTGCTGTCGGTTCCAATTGCCACATATTTACATGTGAAAGTGCTAGGAGCCACCGACGCCGAATAGAGAAAGCTAGCAAGAAATTCTTTGCCATTGGTGCAGACGACATTGTCTCCCTCTATGGTCTTTAACACTTGATCGCCGCGCTGGTGAACCAAGGTCCAACGACCTTTTAGCGTGACGCCAGCCTCAGGGCTTGGATAAATGCGCTGATATTGTTGCTTGCTCATTTAAGCCTCTTTTCTGGGACGCCCAGGCTTGCCCTTGGCATTTAAAGCCGCCTCAAGAGCTGCAATGCGCTCCATAAGCTCGGCATTAGAGCCGCCATTCGATTCAACTCCCGGCTCTCCTGGTGCGCGAAGGTGTTGGAATTGAGCAAGCGACTCCATAAGCTCTTGCTTGTTGATAAACTGCGCTCCGTTGGCGTGGTTTACCAAAGGCAAGTCCTTAAAGATCGGCTCGCTAGGTGCCTCGACTCGAATCATTTTAAAGCCCGTTGGGTCTGGAGAATCGTCGCCACGACGCTTAATTCCGGTGAATTGGCCTTTAAACTCAATGGCCTCTTCCCATTCCATCTCGATAAAAGACTTCGGTGGAATGTGGATTTGATCCCCTTTGAACATCTCAGTGTGGGGATGAACGTTGTCATTCCAGACCTTAACCTTAGGCATCTAAAACTCCTCAGTCCTGGCAAATTACGGTTATAGTTGCGCCGCCATCAACGACGGCTGAACCCGCTAACTTCAGATAACGAAACGGTGGGCAAGGCATCATTGCCCATGCTCCAGAGGCACTAGTTGCGACGGTCAATGTCTGGTGCTGTACAGGAGCTGTATTGACGCGCTCTTGAACCGGCAAGAATGTCCCAGTCGAAGTGAGACATGCAAAGACCGTCATCAAGGCGTTTGTTGTCGCAGAGGCGACGTTTACAGCCAGCTGCGTATAGCTCTTGTCACCAAGATCTATTGCACCAGTTGTTGAGGTTCCCGACACAATCGTTGTGTTAAATACCTGCTTTGGACCGTAGCTCATAAGGCCCCCTTATTAGCGACCGTGAATCATCACATAAACTTCGTCACCGTTGACTGCTCCAGACACGCCAAGATCACCAGCAGAGGCAACGCCAGCGGCAGTCTTATTGATCTGGAAGCGAACGCCAGTGGTGGACATAGACTTAGCAGCCCATTGAACGTGAGTGATGGTGCTAAGGCCGAAACTAACCGTCCCGCTTGCCGCGTCAGCAGTCATAACACCCTGAAGAACTCGCTGATTTCCAAAAACGGTCGAAGCCGCTGCTGTAAATGTATAAGCCATTTTAATTTGCTCCTAAAAAAGGATTTTTAATTGATCGGTTTCAGGGTTTTCGCACTGGTCTTTCATGTGTTCGTGGAGCCTATAGACTTGTAGGAAGTCTTTAAGGTCCACTTGCTTGACTGCTCGAATATTGCCGCCAGGATAAGCGCCAAAGGTGCCACCCTCCGTGCAATTCACCCAATCACCCGGAACAGATTGAGCCCTAGAGTCAAACCACGCTTTAAAGTTGGCGTAGGATTGCCACGACTTGACCGAATTGCCGAAAACGTCAGTCATTCGAACGTATTGGCCCATGTCTTTGTCGTATTTCGAATCCCAGCCGTGAAACTTGTCGGAATAAGAGAAAGAGAAGTCCGCACCAATGAAGGCAATTGGATTACAGCCAAAGAAGGCCTTAGCAATATAGGTGCAAGCACCCAAAACATTGCCACCAGTTGAAACGCTGGTGCGAAACTTCTCAATCTTTTCTATTTCGTCCATCAACCCTTGGTCAGGCAGTGGGCAACTGTAGAAATAGATCTCCCCTTGCCACTTCTCTAGCAGCCCTGGGTGGGTGCCGATATAAGCTAGGAGCGTCCTATTCTTGGTCAGTGCCCAATACTCGTCCTCTGACTTGGTGCCACCTTCGGAAATCTCCTCGATGGTCACAGGACCGGCGTCAAGGGTGACGTAATAATCAACCTTAACGCCCAAGTCCTCTAGGAAGTGGAAGTTATGAAGGCACGAGATTACCGGGATTCCAGGATTCTCTAAAAGCTCGGCTGCATTGTACTTAAGCGACGGCCCAGAACCGACAACAATGGCCGGTTTCAGGTGATGCTTACCCCATAGCTTGCCGATTCCCTTGTCTTTGAAGGGTCCAAACTTCTCATGGTTGGCCTTAGCCTGGCTAACCCAGGTATTGCGCCATGAATTGACGGTCGGACCATCATTCGAGCAAGACTGCTGATAAAGCTCTGCACTGGAAACAGGAGCCGCATCGATATACGGCTGATAATCACAAATAATCTCGCGCTTCCTAACCAATTCCAACCTCTCAGTAAATGGAGAAATATGCCGTGCAAACACCAGCGGACTGGGTGGCTGTCATCGCCTTAGCATTGACGTTGCCCATAAATCCGGTGGAGAGCGATTTAACGGTCCAAACGCCGTCTGTCGCAAGCATCAGAATGTCACCAGCAGCCGGAGCCGTGGAAGCTGCTGCTTTCGCAGAGCTGAAGCCACGGGTGAGGAGCCAGCCGTAGGTGCCGGTTGTCAATGTGGCGTGTTTGCAAACGCCGATTGGCAAGTCAACGCCAACCAAGCTGGACACTGTGCAGCTATAGCCGGTTGTTGCTGTAATGACCGCGCCGTTTCCAACGGAAATCTGGCTGTTGCCAGCGTTGTAAACGAAAACGTACTCGTCAGCGCCTTCGGTTGTCCGGGTGCCAAGCTCGGGGTCATTCTTGCCCAAGGTCGCAGTGACCATGGAAATAGAACCAAATCGAACAGGTGAAATACCGAAATAACTCATGGTGTCCCCCTTAAGCCGTGATGGCGGTTAGTTTGCCGTGCATACGGGCGTTGTCGGTGCCGAATACGCCCATCCAGTAGACTTTCGCCACCTTGACGGCTTGGTTGTTCGGCTCCTGAAACTTGCTGAACCGCATGTTTTCGTCTTTGTGCGCATCGAGGTGCAAATACTTCTCGTTGAGCATAAAGATGTGTCCGCTTGGAACCTTGCTACCTGCGATGAACGGCACGCCGTTAAACATCAGGGAGCTAAAGCCACCTTTAGCTGTGTCGCTATCGGTGAAGCGTTGTTGCGGCTGAAGAAGGGCATAATAGCGGTTGTAGTTGGCGCGTGTGGCCAAGATAACCGTTGGGCCTTCGTTGTTGATCGAAAGCGCTGTGTGCAAGGTTTGGAGAGCGGAGAGGGTGAGGGTGGTTGTGGAACCGTCCTCTTGGCCTTGCCACCAGGAATATGCAGACTGGTCAATGCCGCCAACGGTGTGAGCGTTATCGACGATAGAGCGAAGGCCAGCAATCGCCTTTGAGTCTGAGCCAGCGTTGTAGACTGCATCGGCCAACTTGTCGGCCATGGTCTTCTCTGCAATCTGGGTCTTAGACTTCACAAAGTCGATGATTTGGGCATCGCC